GTGTCGGCCAGCGTCTGCCACACCGGGATGCCGGACTCGGCGAGCTGCTGCAGCTCCTCATAGGACGCCTTGCCCTTCGACACCATCTGCGAGAACACGGTGCCGACCTGTGCGATCGGGACACCGGTCGCGGCCGCCACGTTGCCGATGTCGTTCAGCCAGTTCGGTATCTGCTGCAACGGCACCCCGGCCGCGACGAGCTTCTTCGTCGCCTCGGTGGCGTCGTCGATGGCGAACGGGGTCGCCGCCGCCCACTTCTGCAGCTCCCCGAACGTTTCCTCGCCCATGCCCTTGGTGAGCGCATCCAGTTGGGTGATGGACGTCTCCGCGTCGGCGGCCATCTCGCCGAGATTCCAGGCCGCTTTGCCGGCAATGACCAGCCCAGCCGCCAAGACGCCGACCGGTCCGGCAGCGGCAGCGGCCTCGCCGCCCATCGCAGCTATCCCGCCTCGAGCCAGGGTCAGCCCGCCGATCAGACCGCCGCCGCCTCCGCCGCCGCCTTCGAAACTGCCCTGGACCTGGCTGATGATGCCGGTCAGCCGCTGCAGCCCGGTGGCGTCGACGCTGACCTTCGCCTTGATGTCGGGCTTCTCCTGCTTGAGCGCCCGAATGTTGGACTGCAGGCCCTTGATTTTTCGTTGCGCCTCGCGGGTGTCGGCGTGGACGTCGGCGCGGAGATCCTCCCGCATCTGGGCCCGGAGCCGGCTGATCTCATCCTCGGCCGCCGCGATCTCGGAGTCGTTGACCCTGATCGTGTGAGTGCCCTGGGAGAGGCTGTCGAGCGACTTGTCAGCGGATTCGGCGTCGGCCGAGACCTGCTGCAGCGACGATTCCAACGGCCGCAAACCGGCGGCGGCGCCCCGGGCGTCGGCGGTCACCTTCAGCTGCAGCTCGGTCAGCGACTTAGCCATGATTCACCGCCCGCCGAGAGACTTCGACGCAATGTCGACGGCCTGCTTGTGCAGCTTCGGCAGCCAGTCCCGCATCGTCGGCCAAAAGAAGTAACCTTCGCGGCCCAGGTGCGGCAGGAACTGCATGGTCGTTTTGCGTCGCACCGAGTAGGCCCGGCCGCGTGGCGACCGGGACATGTAAACAACCTTCTTCGACTTCCGGCCGCCGAACTCGGCGCCGGCGAACAACACCGCGCCCAGGTTGCCGCCGCGGCCGCCGTTGGCGTCGATACCGTCGCCGATCTTGTTCACGTCCACCGACCCCATCGCCCGCCGCTGGATCGGGGAGAACGTGGCCGACGCCATGTCGGCGCGGATCGGCGACGCCGCCTTGTGCAGGTTGTCGACCAGATCCTGCTGCAGCTGCCCGCCCCTAATCCCGGTGATCCGGGCCAGGAGAGGATCCAAGCCTGCGATCGTCACCGAGGCGGCCATGTCACTCCTTCCTGGTCAGCAGGTCGATCAGCGTAAAGACCACATCCTCACCTTCGGCGGCGAGCACCGACGGCGGGATGCCGGTGCGGATACTCAGCCGGCAGAGGAGTTGGCCGATGGAGTCTTCCGCGAACCCCGACCGCTCCCGGTCGGCTCGGTAGGGTCCTCATCGCGGACCCCCTCGGCGTCGAGTGCGACCTTCTTGAACGCCTTGAACTCCTTCAGGTCGCCGTTGATCAGCCCCTGCGCGACCGCGGCGTGGTGAGCGAGCCATGTCTTGTCGGCAGCTGTCGTCTTGTCGGTCAGCGAACTCTTGCCGGTCTCCTCCTCCCAGGCGATCACGTCGGCCAGTACGTGCTCGACGACGACCTCCCGCTCGACGCCGTCCACCCGGTAGGTGACCTGGAGTTTCTGCCGAAACGCCGTCATCAGGCCAGCGCGACTTCCGCCGGCCGCCCGGTGCAGTCCAGTACCTGCTCGAACGCGAGCGGGGAACCCGCCGTGCCACCGAACGGCACATCGGAGGTCGGTTTGCACTGCCCCGACCGCCACGCCGCCGCCGGCTCACCGAGCGCCACCTCGTAGTCGAGTTCCTGCACCGGGTCGGCGACGTACGCCTGATGGATGAGCGCGCACACCCCGTCGACGTCGGTCCAGTCCTGGAAGCCGCCCAGGTTCAGCTTGTACGCCGACGTCGAGAACGTTTCGGTGCCGCAGAACGTTTGCGCCTCCTCCGTCGACGGCTCGTCGGTGACCTCGGCCCGGTTCAGCTGGCATTCGAACTGGGCCGCGGTCGGACCCGAGCCGAGCTGCAGTTTCAGCGTCTTCAGCAGTGTCGCCATTGTGTTTCCTTCCCTTAGGCGCGCACTCGGACGCGCATGTTGTAGGCGGGCAGTTCCTGCCCGGCAATGCTCGCGGTGCCCGACCGGGCGTCGAGCAGATCGATCGAGAAAATGCCCGGCACCGCGCCGGGCGTGTTGAGTGCGTTCGCCACATCACGGACCAGCCGGGACAGCTCGACCTGGGCGTCCCGGTCGTTGCTGCGGGCGGTGATGATCGTGATCGGCACCTCGAACGTGGCCCAGCAGAACCCGGAGTCCGGGTCCTGCCAGTCGATGTACGGCAACCCGATCACCGCGACCGGCGGCCGGGACTTGTCGGCCACATACCACTCGACCCGCAGCCCGTCGACGTCAGCCAGGAGGGTAGCGAGCACCTGGCTGACGTCGACAGACTGGGCGGTGGTGACAGCCATCTCAGGCCACCGGGATCTTCCGGTGCGGCGCCTCGAGCGAACCCACATCGGAGTCATAAGCCGGCACCCGCGCCGACACAAAGTCGCCGCCGACACCGGACAATCCGACAATCCCCTCCGGGGAGTTCCGGCGAGCCGCCAAACGCTGCGTCCGCAGAAACACCGCCTCCCGCAGATCCGCGGTGAACTCCGGACCGCCGTACATGTCCCGCGGATAGCACACAACCCGGCCCTGCTGCTGCAGGGCCGCGTCCAGCGACTCCTGCAGCACCACGTCGTCGTCGAGGTCGGCAGGCTCCAAACCCAGCCACGCTTTCACGTCGGCCAGGTCCGGGACGCCTGCAGAACTCACGCCGCGGTCACCTCGACCAGGGCTGCCGGCCGCACCACCGCAGTCAGGCTGCGACGCTCAGCGAGCAGCGTGAACACGTTCGTCAGGAACGTGTCCGCATGGGAGTCGGTGACGAACAGGCTGATCTGGGACCGGTAGAACCGTTGCACCCCGGACCGGAAGTCGCCGACCGTGGCGGTCCCGACCGGCTGACTGTTCGCCGCCAGCGGGGTGAGACCCCAGAACGACTGCCGGATGACCGGGCCGAGCAGCGTCGCCCCCATCACCGCCACGTCCATGTCGGCGTAGTCGGCGGGGTTGAGCAGCACCGCGTTCGGTGAGTAGCCGGCGGCCTGGACGGTGCCGATACCGACCCGGATCCCGGACAGCAGGTCATCACCTGAGGCGGTGGGCAGCGTCGCGGCCACAAGTACTGCGGCGGCGTGCTCCTCCTCCTCGCGGGCGATCTCCCGGCGAAGCTCGTTGTCGATCAGCGACCGCACCGCCGGCTGGTCCTCGATCAGCTGACGCGTCAGCTGGGTGTAGGCGGCGATCATCTCCAAGGTGGCCGGCGTCACCGTCGGGCCGAACTCCACCGACGGCTTCGCAGCCTTCTCAGCGACCGTCGCGGCGCTGCCGGCCTTCTTCGTCCAGGCGACGTACTCGACCGCGTTCCCCGACACCTGCACGTTCGTGACCGCGTCAAGCAGCGGCGTCGGCGACGCCGGCGCGGTGGTGTCGACGGTGGTCTTCGCACCGTGGAACCCGGCCGCGACCAGGTCGGCGAGCCCGGACGGCAACGCCCGAGACTGCACATCCTCGATGGTGACGACACCCGAGGAACCCTTCATCCGGTACGAGCCGAACTCGTCGGAGCGGATCCAGGTTTCACCCCACGATTCGCGGGTCTGCACCTGCCGGTCCTGGGTCTGGGTCTGCTGGCGGTGCGCCTTCGCGAACTTGGCGTCCATCACGTCGGCGTTGGACTGCTGCTCGAGCAGCCCGGTCAGCGAAGCGACCCGCCGGTCGAGCTCGGTGGCGCGGGTCTGCAAATCGAGGAACGTCGCATCCTCAGGGTTGAAATCTTCCGATTCGGCCATCGCCCTGGCGGCGGAAATGCACTGGTCACGCTCGGCGATGCGCTGGTCAAGAACGGTGTTGCTCATGGCGGCCTCCTGGCACGCTCGAATAAACGAACGGCGGAGGAGAGTGGCCGCAG